ACACCAGAAATCGTTAACACTGCTGAACCGTCATTCCTGCATCAGTTCAAGTGGCTAAAGGATGACGAGATAGGAAGCCTTCCGGTCAAGTGGAATTATCTGGTCGGCATCTATCCGAAGAACTATCAAGATATCCATGCCCTGCACTACACTTTAGGCGGGCCTTGGTTTGAGGGCTACGAAAATTGCGACTTCTCTGAAGAATGGAAATCCGAACAAAAGAAGTTCCTACGGTCAATGAAGTAGAGTATTACGGCTATGGCCGATGGTTAGCCAAAAAGGTAGGTCTATCTCATGTCCCACAAAATCGGATTCGATTCCAACATATGTGGATTTGGTGGGAATTGGAGGACAGAGATATTCCATTTGCTCTTGACCCTGCCCTCAAGTCTTTTGCTAAAGAACTGTGTCAAGATGAACGAGTGGCTTCAGTTGTATCTCGATTCACTAAGTCGCAGGCAGTAGGACTACCGTTCACAAACTTCCTGTGGAATGAACCTAAAGAAGACTTCCATAGGAACGGCAAGATTCTCTATGTTCCGTCTCATAGCAATCCGTGGTGCGACTTCTCAAAGCGTGTCCATGAGACTGTGAAGACCTATACGCAGGACAATCAAGATGTAACGATCCTTCTCGCGTGGAATGACCAGAAGCTCGCTAAGAACTACGGACTACCATTCGAGATAGGTGCTGGAGTCTGGGAAGTAACAAGTTTCTACAGGCTGCGAAAGATATTCAGCGAATACTCGTATATGCTGACTAGCAGGATGGGTAGTCATGTGCTGTACGCTCTAGCCTGTGGGATGAAAGTCGGGCTATGTGCGAAGCACTGGGACGATGAGATATACCATCCTCATGCAATCCAGCATGGACTAGTAGACAGGGCAAAAGAGATTCGCAGTCTCAAGTATCTTGATGACCTGTTTCCCGGAATCGTAATAGAGAACGGATTACCGAGTTACGATAAATGTCCCGAGATAATGGACACCTCACCTTTGGAAATAGCGAGATTGTTGGAATGGCCCGTCACAGTTACGGACTAGAGAACATCAAGATTCGTTCATGGGGTGAAGGTGCAAAACTCCATGTCGGCGACTTCTGCTCTATTGCAGATAATGTGACAGTCTTTCTAGGCGGTGACCATAGGACGGATTGGATTACGACTTACCCGTTTGGTCATATTGGGCCTTTTAAGTGGAGCGGGGAAGGTCACCCGAAAACAAAGGGTGATGTAGTAATCGGTAACGATGTGTGGCTAGGTTCTGGTTGCACAATAATGAGTGGGGTGAAAATTGGGGACGGTGCTGTGGTTGCGGCGAGAGCAGTGGTCACGCGAGATGTTCCGCCCTTTGCTGTTGTCGCGGGGAATCCCGCCAGAGTTGTTAAGTTACGGTTCTCCCAAGAGCATATTGACAAGTTACTTGCGAAACCGTGGTGGAAGTTAAGTGATGCTGAAATACAGTTGCTAATTCCGCTTCTCTGCTCTGACCGAATCGAAGAATTGATATGCGAGTTGTATTCGTAAGCCACCCAAAATGGCAACACGCTGGTTCCACGATTCTGCGTTCGATTCAGATGGCTGAGTTCTGCGGGAAGCACATTACAGAACACACTTTTACACACCAGACTAACCTAGACGTACAGGATTCAGTAATAGTCCTGCACAAGTTTTGGCTGCCATTAATAAGCCAAAAAGAATTAAAGACGCTGCGTGATAACAATATCGTCGTGGCTGACCCGATTGATGGCTATTGTCCGATTGAGACTGATTACCAGTGGTCAATCCATAGTCAGCAGAAGGGACACTACATCACGCACTTGGTCGATACCAGAATCCCTCGCAGCATGGAGACTCCGAGAAAGTTTGCTATCGGGTACTACGGGACACTATCGAACACGGCTGCACCAGAGGGCGTGCAGTGCGTTTCCTGCTACGACCAGGGGGTAGGTATCCTGAGCAAGTTTTCAGCGCACTACACGCTGCGTCAGAGTGTCAGAGAGGCATACAAACCGCCATTGAAGATATGGACTGCTGCTGTGTGTGGAGTTCCAGTACTTACTAGCATGGACAACGACGTTCCGCTGTATCTAAACGATTACAGATACACGGCAAGGAATGTCGATGAGGCAAGAATTGTTCTAAATCAGATGAAGAAAGAATTTTTATCTGATAAGTGGGAGGAAGCCAGAGAGCAAGTAAAGGCAACCTATTCCGATGAGCGAGTGATTAAAGACGTGAGGACATTTCTAGATGGCATTGCCTGATACGCTGCATCTAGGTTCCGGCAGACATTTCATGCCGGAGTTTTTTAATGCCGATATTCTGGAGCGAGTAAATCCAGACTGGCTATGTGATATCACAAAGGTTAATTGGGGCGAAACAGTCGAGACAAAACGATTCGGCCCAGTAAAGATAGAGAAGGGAATGTTTAAGCGAATCGTCACGCACGATTGCCTTGAGCATATTTCCGACCTAGTACAAGCCATGACTAACTGCCGCGACCTATTGTGCAAAGGCGGCATCATGGAGATTGGAGTCCCTTACTGGCTGAGTCTAGGTGCTGACCAAGACCCCACTCATGTAAGGCGATTTAATGAAATGAGTTTTATATACTATGCTGATTGGGCGTGGTATCTAGGGTGGCCGGATTCAGATAGGTTTGAAGTCTTGTCAATTCAGTTTAAGAAATCTGCTTTCGGGGAAACACTGAAAGGCGATATGGCAAGCATCCTGAGAACTCCGACTGCGGTAGACAAGATTTATTGCACCATGAGGCGGACATGACACCAGAAGAAATTTTCGAGTCCCTCTTGGGCAGAACGATTGAGGGAGTAGATGTAGAAGATGGTGATATCTATCTAGAACTGGATGACCAGAGGGTGTTCGGTCTATGGATAGACGACGATGGCGATCTCAATGCATCGCTTATGACACCGAAAGCAAACTAGCCCCCGAAGGGGCTAGAGTCAGAACTGGTAAATGGCTAGTAGGGTAACAAGGGCGACTAGGGTAGCAGTCGCAAGGTATCCGAGAAGTTCGTTCATTTTCCGGCCTTAATGAGTGCATTGCGGATAACTTCCTCGGCCTTGTCCACACTATGCCATGAGATATCGCAATCTTGTGTCGCCGTATGGCGAATCATGGCGATGTTAGAGAGTGCGTCTCTAAGTGCCACGGCGAATTCTCTATTCTGCTGCTCAAGGCTAGTGATGTATGCAAGTTCGTCAGTGCTATCAACGTATTCCATGATTCGCTCCCGTGTAGTTAGTAGGGGCCGAAGCCCCCTGAGTGATTAGGCAATAGAACGGAAAGACACGAAGGCATCTTCGCCAATGTGACCAGCACGAACTTCTCTCCAGAAAGCATTGGATTCCAAGTTCTCTTGTGCTGCCTCAAGACTGACGCCTTGAGCCAGTTCAGCATCTACGGAGTCTCCGTTAATAAACAGTTCACAGGTGCGCCCTGCGCCATCAACCAACGTAACGCTGTAGTCTCTGTATTTCTTCATTGCTGCCTCCGTGTTGTCAAATGATTTACTACGGTGTCAAGTAGACCATAGAAAAGCAGTCTGTGCTATCAGACTTTCTTATAGTTGAACCATAGAGACCTTATAGGTGTGAACATGAATGAGAATGATTCTCAGAATAAACAAAGGACAGAAATGCCTAAGAGTCCCGGGCGTCCTGCTGGTAGCGTGAACAAGGCTACTGCTGCTGTCAGAGAGGCTATCGCTCGCATGGCAGAGGACAACGCAGAGAACTTTGTGTCATGGATTACACAGGTGGCTGATAAGAGTCCTGAGAAGGCTTGCGATATCTACTTGCGTGCTATCGAGTACCACATTCCGAAGCTCGCTCGCACCGAGGTCACTGGTACTGACGGTGGGCCTCTGAACATCAAGGTAGTGTCTGGCATTGATGAGTGAGCGTGTCATTGATACTGGGTATCGTCCTAGAGAGCCTCAAAGGGCTATCCATAAGGCGGTTGCTGCTAATCGGTTTACGGTAGTCGTTGCCCATAGACGTATGGGTAAGACTGTCGCAGCAATTAATCAGCTAATCCATAGTGCGCTGAAGTGTGACAAGCCAAGCCCTCGCTACGCATACATCGCGCCGACATATTCACAGGCTAAACGTATCGCCTTTGACTATTTATCTGAGTTCACTAGGCCGCTTGATTCAAAGATTAACGTCAGCGAACTAAGGGTAGACTTTTTCGGTAGACGGATTCAGCTATACGGTAGCGATAATCCAGATAGCCTTCGTGGACAATACTTCGATGGTGTCGTCATTGATGAGATTGCCGACCAAGACCCGAAAATCTGGAATGAGATCATCCGACCGGCACTCGCTGACCGAAAAGGATTCGCACTATTTCTAGGCACTCCGAAGGGGCGCAATCACTTCGCAGACTTTAGAGATAGAGCAGCATCCTCCGAGGACTGGTCGCTACTGGAATTTAAGGCTAGCGAGACTGGGATTCTTGACCCGAAGGAACTTGAATCAGCCCGAAAGGAAATGGGCGACGACAAGTACGCTCAGGAATTCGAGTGTTCATTCTCAGCACCAGTGACGGGTTCCTATTATGGGGAGCTGATTAATGACCTAGAGAGTCGCTCTAGAATATGTCCTATAGGCTATGAGAGCCTCGCTGTTACGTTCTGCGGGTGGGACTTAGGGATGAGTGACAGTACCGCTATTTGGGTCGCTCAAATAGCCTCTAAAGAGGTCCGCATAATCGACTATGTCGAGAATCACGGCGTAGGTCTGGACTGGTACGTCGAATGGCTGCGTGACAAGGGATACGAACACGCAACGCAGATTCTTCCCCATGACGTACAAGTGAGGGAATTGGGCACCGGTAAATCTCGGAAAGAGATGCTAGAGGAAGCCGGACTAGAGATAACCGTTGCTCCGCGATTATCAGTCGCAGATGGGATTCAGGCTGTACGCCAATTACTACCTCGCTGCTGGTTTAGCGATAATGCGAAACAGGGTATTGACGCACTGAGAAACTATCGTCGGGAATATGACGAGAAACGCGCAGTCTTTTATGATAGGCCACTGCATGATTGGTCTAGTCACGCTGCTGACGCTTTCAGATATCTGGCTATTGGATTAAGAGAGTCCGGTTCCGATTGGGGCCGACCATTGAATATTGATACAAGGTGGGTGGTTTAATGATTACCGATATCGACGTTAAAGCAATTCTAGAATCAGAGATTGATGACGCCATTGGGTATCTAGAAACCGATACCACTGACGAACGCGCCAAGGCGATGAATTATTACCTGAGAAATCCCTTGGGTAATGAAATAGAAGGCCGCTCACAAATCGTCACTGGTGAAGTCGCTGAAGCCGTAGATGGCGCTCTACCGCAACTCATCCGCGTGTTTACGTCTACTGATGACGTAGTTGCTTTTGAGCCTAAGTCTCCGGGTGATGAGCAGTTTGCTAAACAGGCCACTGAATACGTTAACTGGGTTTTCTATCGTCAGAATGACGGCTTCCTGATTCTGCATAACTGGTTCAAGGATGCACTGCTCCAAAAGACCGGCATCGTTAAGGCTTACTGGAACGATGAAACTGACGTTATCAAAGAAAAGTACAAAGGTCTTACCGATAACGAACTAGTACTACTTTTGGCTGATGGTCAGATGGAAGTGCTGGAGCAGGAAACCGAAGAGACCATCGACGAAATGGGGATGGTTACTCGCACCCATAACGTCAAGGTGCAAAAGAAAGTCGGTGAGGGATACGTCAAGGTTGAGAATGTCCCGCCTGAAGAATTCCTGATGTCCAAGAATGGTCGGACTGTGCAGGACACTCCCTTCTGCGCTCACCGCCGGATGATGACCCGTAGCGAACTGGTGGCTATGGGCTTCGATAAAGACACTGTAGACGGTCTGCCCAGTGGGGATAGGCTGCAGTATTCGCAGGAACGTCTGGCGCGCTATGACCGCTCAGAGATGCCTGACGATACGCAGTCGATTGATTATGCGATGCAGGAAGTCGAGGTTTACGAATGCTATATCCGCATTGACGAAGATGATGACGGCATTGCTGAACTGCGGCGTATTGTTTATGCAGGCAATGAGATTCTGGAAGATGAGGAATGTGATTACATACCGTTCCATTCCATCTGCCCGATTCCTATTCCGCACAAGTTCTATGGTCAATCTCTGGCCGACCGCACAATTGACCTGCAACTGATTAAAACGACGATTACTCGTCAGATGCTGGATAACCTTTATCTGACCAATAATGCTCGTGTAACAGTTGTCGATGGTCAGGCTAATCTGGATGACCTACTGACTAGCACTCCGGGCGGTGTGATTCGCGTCAAGAATCCGCAAGCCGTTAATCAGTTGGTAGTACAGAACGTAGCCGCACAAGCATTCCCGATGCTTGAGTATCTGGATTCAGTACAAGCCAAGCGTACTGGCGTGTCTGATGCTCAACAGGGTTTGAATCCTGACATTCTGAGTAACGTCACTGCTGCTGCTGTAGCGGCTATGCAAGGTGCTGCTGCTGGCAAGTTGGAACTGATGGCCCGTATCTTTGCTGAGACGGGCGTTAAGAGCCTAATGCAAGGCATCTTGCACATGGTATGCAAGTACCAAGATAAACCGCGTGTAGTGCGTCTCAGAGGTCAATACGTCCAGTTTGACCCGAGGGAATGGTCTAACCAGTATGACGTGTCAATTAACGTCGGTTTGGGCACTGGTAGCCGTCAGGAACAACTGGCTATGCTCAATATGATTATGGCTAAACAGGAAAACATCCTGCAAGGTTATGGTCCTGCTAATCCTCTGGTTTCCGTCGGTCAATATCGTGAGACGCTTGGACGACTTATCGAGGCTGCTGGCTTTAAGGATACGGATAGTTTCTTTAAGCCAGTTCCGCCTGAAGTAGACCAGATGCTTTCGCAACCGCAGCAACAACAGCAACAGCCAGACCCGACGATGATTCTTGCTCAAGTTGAGCAACAAAAGGCACAACTGAAGGCACAGTCTGATGCTGCTCGCCTGCAGGCAGATATTCAAGTTGAAACTGCGAAATTGCAGTCTGAACGTGAAAAGGCAATGGCTGACATTGCTATTCAACAGGCAAAACTTGAATTGGAGCGGGAAAAGAACTCTGTAAAACTTGAGATTGAACAGGCAAAATTGCTGGCAGATAATGCTATTGCAGTGCGCCAGCAATCTTTGGCAGAACGTCAGCAGATAATCGCTGAACTGGAAATGGTGCAACAGCAGATTGACCAAGAAAGTCAGGCTGCGATGAATCTAAATAACCTTCTGATGCAACTGAGGGGCTGATATGGCTAGAGTAGAAGATTTATATGCATCGGTTCTTGCGAGAACTGCAACCCCTCAAGACCTTGCGTACTGGCGTCAACAGTTTGGTTCAACCATTGAGCCGGAGGAAGTGGCAGCATTTCGGCGTGCTGCAACTCCTGAGATTCAACTGCGCCAACAAAACCCTGAGCAGTTTCTCCGCAATGTTGAACAAACTAATGTCAGCCTTCTCGCACCGGCTCTTACTTCGTCTGGTGGTCAGGTAGCACGCCCACGTGGAGCACAACTGCAACTGTTGGATGCTGGCCCTAGCGTTCTTGAGCAGATTTCACAAATAGATTCTTTGCTAGCACAGCCGCAAACTGGTCGTGGTGCTGCAGGTAGTGAGACTTATGCACTGAATCAGGAAGTTCTGAATCTTGATAAGTTTAGGCTTCAGATTCGTGATGCATACAGCAATCCGTCACTGCTTAACCTAATTGAAAGCCAGATTAACTCGTCTGGTCTACGGGACGAACACAAGACGATTGCTCGGCAAAATGTCGCTGAAGCACGCGCACGCATTCAGGCTAACCAGAATCAACTGCGCGGTATCTATACATCTGATTCTGCCAAGGCCCTTGATAACGCTTTTGGTGGGCTTCTTGACGTAAACCAAGCAAACATTCTTTCGCGTGATTATTCACCGACTGAAATTGCAGAGGCAATCCGTGTTTATCAGGCATCTTCTGGTCGGATGCTTCCTGAAGACGCTTTGCGTGTTGCTAGACAGTTTGATGACCAAGACTCTCTAAATCTTGGTAAGGCTTTGAACACTTCGCAAAATGCGCGTGGTCAAGAAGGTTTGTTGGGTGGAACATTTGGCTTGCAACAAGCCTTGTATCGCTATAACCCGCAAACAAATCAGTTTGACCCCGATAAAGGTGGTGCTGCAAAGGACGTATTTGCTGCTCAATTTAACGCAAATATCAATATTGGTAGCCGTTTGCCAAGCACTGAAGGTCTTTCTAAAGTTGGCGAAGGATTCTTCACAAAGAAACTTGGCAATCCGGGTGCTTATGACCTTTTTGCTGTTTATTACCAAGACCCGAACACTGGCGAAGCGGTACAAGTTGGTACTTCTACCAATTTCAACCCTGAATTGAGTGGATTTAAGAAGTTCCTGAATAGCACCATTGGGAAAATCATCATTGGTGTTGGTACTGGATTGCTTCTTCCCGGTGCTGCAAACCTAGTTGCTGGTGCACTTGGCACTGGTACTGTCGCTTCTAGTGCGATTGCTGGCAGTCTTTTGGGTGCTGCTGGTTCTGCTATTACTGGCGGGGATATTCTTACTGGTGCGCTTCTTGGTGGCGCTGGTGGTGCTTTCTCTGGATACATTGGCACTCAAGGTGGTTTGGGAAGCACACTCAAGAATGCTGGATTTAATCTATCTGATGACGTAGTAGCAAACTTGAATAAGTTTGTTAGTGGAAATACAGTTGCATCTGCTGACGATATTGCCAGTGCAAAGGCAACAATTGCTGCTGCACAGGCTGCTGGAACCATTGATGATGCCGCTGCGCGTGTGGCAACCGAAACTATCGGTGAAGTTGCTGATGAGGCTGCCGTACTGAGTCGTAGCGGTGTGATGAATCAAATTAACCCGAATGTTCAAACAAATATTCCGGGTCAAGGATTCTTTGCTGACGGAACTCCGTTTACTCCGGGTGGTTACGGCCTTACAAGCCCCGTTCCGGGTGTATCAGAAGCGGTACAACGTGCATTCCAAGGCGTTTCGTTTGCAAATGCAGACGAAGTGACGCAAGCGGCAATCAATGCAGCAAAGGCTGCCAATCAGAATATTTCCCTAACAATGCCGGGTGGATTGAATGTAATTACAGCAAATCCGGCCGGTCAAACCGTACTGACTCCATTCAACCAATTCTCTCAAACTGGCCCTCTGGCATTTGGTAGTGGTGCTGCTGCTACGGCTGGAACTGGACTTGGTAGCACTCTTGCTGGAATTGGAAGTAGTGCGCTTAATTTCTTAAAAGATAATGCTAATGCATTGGCTATTGGTGCTGCCGCTGCAGGTGGGGGTGGTGGGGCAGGTGGAGGTGGTGGCGGAATCGCACCGCTTCCTGATTTTGTGACAGACCCATCACAAAGCGCAGTGTTTGGACGTATTGCACAAGCACAGGCTGCAAGACCTGCGCCTATGCCAAATCTATTTAACGCTCAATTCCAGCGTGGAGGTTTGGGTGCTGGTCAATATCTTGGATATAACCTTTTGAACCGCACAGGGAATATCCCTGCTGAAACGCTTTTAGGTGTTCCCACACTGGCAAATCCGCCAATCAATCTTTTAGGAGAAGAAAGTGGACAAGTCGCAGCAAGCGCAGCACCTCTTGTCTGATGAGTTCTTCCAAGAGATAATCAAAGATTATCAAACGGAGCAACTTGATAGATTCAAATACTCAGGTGAGTTTGATTACGAGCATCGTGAATCTGCTTACAAAAAGTTGCTTGTTGTAGATGAGATTTTGGCAAGGATTCAAAGCGTGGCTTCTCAGAAGGAAATTGACAAGAAACGCTGGAAGATTCTCTGATTACAGAGAAACGGATGCAGACCCGATAGTTCTGCAAACTGTGGAGTAACAAAATGTCTGAGCAAACCATGACCCCGGATAACGGGAGTGGAACTGTGAATGAAGCAGCCGAGCGGTTCCTTTCTTTGATGGACGGACCAGAGGACTCGCAAGAGCAACCCGAAGTCGAACAAGAAGAAGTAGAACTTGAAGCGGAATCCGAAGAATCTGAAGAAGATTACGAGGAACAAGAAGAAGTCGAAGATGAGCCAGAGGAACCTCCTCGTTACCGTGTAAAAGCGGCTGGCGAAGAAAAGGAAGTGACCCTAGACGAACTCATCCGTGGCTACCAACTTGGTGCTGATTACACAAAAAAGACCACAGAAGTCGCTGAACAACGCAAGGCTATTGAAGCAGAGCGTCAAGCGATTGAGGAAGCAAGACAACTGCGTGAAGCATATGCACAACGTCTTCAACTCGTGGAGCAGTTTCTAACAACTCCTGAAGAAGATATTGAGCATCTAAAAGAGACTGACCCGATTGGTTATGCGGTGAAAGTCGCAGAGCAAACTCAGAAAGAGAAGCAACTGCAAGCGGTTCGTGCCGAGCAAGCCAAACTTGCTGAAAAGCAACAACTTGAGCAAGCACAGAATCTACGAAACCACCTTGCTGCTGAGTCTGAGAAGATTGCAGCGATTATCCCTGAGTACGCCGACAAGGAAAAAGGCGCGAAAGTCCGTCAGGAGATTCGTGACTATGCCAAGTCAATCGGTTGGACTGACCAAGAACTTGGGTCGGTTTATGACGCACGCGCTGTTCTCTCGCTCTATGAAGGTATGCAGTACCGGAAACTCATGCAGAACAAGCCAGCAGTAACGAAGAAGGTTGCTGAGGCTCCGAAGATGGTTAAACCGGGTACTACAAAGGCTCAGGCATCTGAGAGGGAACAGATGAAGAAAGAAAAGGCTCGTTTGAAGCAATCTGGAAGGGTTGCTGACGCTGCCGCTATTTTTGAACGATTCATTTAAGGAGCATTAACATGGCTATTTATAACGCCCATGACGCGATTGGTCAGCGCGAAGACCTGACCGATGTTATCTATAACATCAGCCCGACCGAAACCCCGTTTATGTCCTCGGTTGGCAAGACCAAGGCCACTGCCGTTTATCACGAATGGCAAACGGATAGCCTCGCTGCTGCCACCACCAACAACGCTGCTGTTGAAGGTGCTGACGCTTCGGACGCTACCCTGTCGCCCACCGTTCGTCTTGGTAACTACACCCAAATCCTGCAAAAGACCATCAAGGTCTCGGGCACTCTGGATGCAGTGAATAAGGCTGGCCGTAAGTCGGAAAAGGCTTACCAACTCGCCAAGGCTTCGGCTGAACTCAAGCGTGACCTTGAAACCATCCTTCTGAGCAACCAAGGCCGTTCGCAAGGTTCGTCGAACAGCAGCCCGCGCAAGATGGGTTCGCTGCTCTCGTGGCTGAAGACCAACACTGATTTTGGTTCGGGTGGTGCTGACCCGACCACCGTCGGCGTTTCGACCCGTACCGATGGTACTCAGCGTACCTTCACCGAAGCCCTGCTCAAGACTGTCGTTAAGGAAGTCTACGAGTCTGGTGGTAGCCCGAAGGTGCTGATGGTTGGCCCCGCTGGCAAGCAAAAGGTTTCGACCTTTGCTGGTATCGCCGAACAGCGTTTCATGGCCCCGGCCAACACTCCGACCACCATTATTGGTGCTGCGGATGTGTACATGAGCGACTTCGGTACGATGAGTGTTGTCCCGAACCGCTTTATGCGTGCTCGTGATGCTCTGGTGCTTGACCCGGAATACGCTGCTGTTGCGTATCTGCGTCCGTTCCAGACTAACGAACTGGCTAAGGCTGGTGACAGCGACAAGACTCAAATCCTTGTCGAGTGCACTCTGGAAGTCAAGAACGAAGCCGCTCACGGTATCGTTGCTGACCTCGATATGAGCCTGTAAGCAGTAAGATGGGGGAGGGGAAACCCTCCCCTATTTCTTTAGAGAGAACGATGTCCAAAATCATCAGAAGTGACGGTATCCGAGAACAGATATTTCACGACACTGACAACGGATATGTGATTGAGACGAAGCAGAACGTCGATGACATTCTGGCTATCAATCGACAACAACTTGACTTTGACAAACAGAGAACTGGTTTTGTTAATGAGATGCACCATGTAGCACGGATTCCCCTTACAGTTATAGATGACCTCAACAAGATGGGTGTCATGAAGGGCTTTGCGATTGTCGATGAAACTGCATTCGCAAAATGGCTCAATGGAACTGAAATTGGTATTGCTTGCAAAACCTATAGGGGACAACTGTGAAAGTAGCCGTATGCGTACCGTGCCGCGATGAAGTCCACACTGCCTTTGCATTCGACTTTGCAAAGATGATTGCTTATGACTGCATTACCCGTTGTAAAAACGGTAAGGGCGGTTTACAGATGTATACGATGCCGGGGACTCTTATCTTTGACCAGAGAGAGAAACTCGTAGAAATCGCTCTAAAAGAAGGCGCAGATGCCATTCTGTTTATTGATAGCGATATGCGATTCCCGCGAGACATGATTCAGATTCTTCTGAGTCGAAAAGCAGATATTGTTGGAGTTAATGCAACAAGCCGCAGACAACCAGTTTTGCCATGTGCGCTTAATTTGCAAATGATTGATAATCCGAAAGACGATGAACCTAATCACAGATGGGTAAAAGTTGACTCTCGTGGTAAGGAAGGTATTGAGAAAGTCACCGCTGTTGGATTTGGTGTTGTAATGATTCGCAAAAATGTTTTTGAGAAGATTCCTCGTCCTTGGTTTGATGTTGGTTGGGGTAAATGGGGCGTAATCGGTGAAGACGTACATTTTTGTGCCAAGGCTTTTGACAACGGCATAGAAACTCACGTTGACCACAGCCTTTCAAAGCATATTAAGCATATTGGTGTTTATGAGTACGGTTGGGACGATATTGACGATGCAAAACTGAAGGAATTGACACATGGCTCTGACTAATTACAGTGACCTAAAAACAACAGTCGCAAACTATCTTGCTAGGTCTGACCTGACCAGTGTTATTCCTGATTTCATCCAATTGGCTGAACAACGTCTTCGTCGTGAACTTCGTATCCGTCAGATGCTTAAGGTTGTAACAACCTCTACAACAGCAAATGACTCGACCGTTGCGCTTCCTTCTGACTTTCTTCAACTGCGCGACATTCACATTGATGGGAACCCTGTCTACACGCTTGAGTATCAGGCTCCGGGTGCTTTCTTCAGGAATACTCGTTCTGCTGAAACTGGTGTTCCTCGCCAATACACGATTCTGGCTACTGAGTTTCAGTTCGCTCCTATGCCAGATACGGCTTATACGTTGCGGATGCTTTACTACGCAAAGCCTGACTTTTTGAGCGATACGAATACTTCAAATGTGTTCTTGGCTAATTGCCCGGACGCACTGCTTTACGCTTCTCTTGCAGAGGCGGAACCCTATCTTATGAATGACGCTAGGGTTCAACTGTGGGCTAGTTTGTATGACCGTTCCGTGGCAAACATTCAGACTAGCGATGACCAAGGCGAGTATTCCGCTTCGCCGCTTGCTATGTCTGTGGCTACCCGATAGGAGTCAAAAATGTCTGAAATGAGTAATTACCTAGAGGACGCGCTGATTAACGCTGTTCTCCGTAACACTGCCTACAGCAGCCCTTCTACCACTTACGTCAGCCTTCACACTGCTGACCCGACTGATGCTGGCACTGGCACTGAGGTCTCTGGTGGTTCGTATGTGCGTACCGCTGCTACGTTTGGCGCTCCATCGAACGGAACGTCTACCAATAGCGTAGCCGTAGAGTTCCCGCAAGCAACTGGCTCATGGGGCACTGTATCTCACATTGGCATTTGGGATGCTCAAAGCAGTGGGAATATGTTGTTCCATACGCAACTTGATAACTCCAAGCAAATCGACTCTGGAGATATCTTCAAGATTGCTATTGGCAGCCTGAGCGTGACACTTGCATGACACCTCTTACCCTAGAAGAACTGGATTCCCGAGGGGATTTAGATTCTCTAGGGTATTCGCTCGATAACACTTGGTACTCAGATAGAGTCTGTGGGCCTTGGGTACTTGAGCAACTAGATTACTTTGGAAATATCGACACTCTAGCGTTCTCGCTGGATGACCCGATATGGAATACCTGTTGCATCATTGACGTAAACCCCGCGTCGATTACAGCAAGTGCATCTGTATCTGCAAATGCTGTTCGTACTCAAACTGGTACAGCCAGTATTGATGGAACCGGCACTCTAACCGCCGCTGCTTTCAGGGAAAGACTTGCAAGTGGTTCGGTCAGTGCATCTGCGTCAGTAACAGCAGCAGCGACTCGTATCACGTTTGCAAGCGGGGCCGTACAAGCCTCTGCAATCGTTTCTGCGGCCGGTATTAGGGTGTTGGCCTCATCTGCAAGCGTAAACGCAGTAGCAAGCGTCATAGCGGCTGCTAGGGCCATATACGCTGGAAGTGGTGATATTTCTGCATCTGGAAGTCTGACTGCTGCTTGCATAAGGGTCAGATTTGGTGATGCTACTATCACAAGTAGCGCAACTGTAACTTCTGATGGTATTCGTGTCAGGACTTCGGAAGGAGCGATAAATGGTGAAGCAAGTGTTTCAGCGATTGGCGGCATTGTTGCGTCTGCTACCGCAAGCATTAGTGCTTTTGCTTCTGTGGGTGCTATCGGGAGTGCAATCTTTGCTGCTTCTGGTGCAGTTTCGTCTATTGCGACTGTTATTGCCCAAGGAACAATCCTTGGTGAAGCGTGGATAGCCGTCCCTGATTCTGTTAATACTTGGAGTCCAGCGACAGATAGTTCTGACGTATGGACTGTTGTTTCCGCAAGTAGCAACACTTGGACTGCGGTAACAGAAGGTCAAAACAACTGGTCAAACGTATCTGTTGGGAATAACACATGGCAACAAGCATAAATTTTGGTGAGTGGATTCCTGACCAGCCCGGAATTGCTGGCAATCTGACGGAGGCGAAAAATGTCTATCCCATTGCTAGTGGATACGCGCCATTTCCTCTTGCTGTCGATTATTCGGCTGCTGCATCAGAAACTCTTAACAATGTTGTTGCAGCAAAAAGCGGAGCGACTACGCAAATATTTGCTGGCGGAGCGTCCAAACTATTCAAGTTGGACACTGCCGACTTGAGTATGGATGACGTTTCAAAGTCTGGTGGGTATGTGACTCCAACTGGTGACCGTTGGAACTTTACTCAGTTTGGCAAAGTTCTTCTTGCTGCTAACAATGAAGAAAAAATCCAGTCTTGGACTGTTGGTACGTCAACAACATTTAATGACGTTAGTATGTCCGCGCCAATTGCCAAGTATGTGACGGTTGTGCGTGACTTCGTTGTGGCAGCAAACATTGGTGCTGGAACTAACACAAATCGTGTTCAATGGTCTGACATCAATGATGAGACTGATTGGACAAGCGGTGTAACAAGTCAGTCCGACTATCAAGATATCCCGGATGGTGGAAATATCTTGGGTATTACTGGTGGAGAATTTGGTCTAGTTCTGACTGAACGTGCGATTGTTCGCATGAGTTATGTCGGCTCACCATTCTTTTTCCAGTTCGATACCATTTCTCGTGGTCTTGGTTGCTTTGAGCAAAACTCAATCGCTCAATATGGTGGCACTACCTATTTCCTTTCTGACGATGGGTTCTACTCATGTGATGGTCAGTCTGTAGTTCCAATTGGAGCAGAAAAAGTAGATAGGTTCTTTTTTAACGATGCAGACATTGGTGCTATAGACGAAATGTCTACGGCTGTAGACCCAGCTCGCGCCCTTATTCTCTGGTGTTATAAGAATACGTCTGGTGGGCGGTCTATTCTGGCTTACCAGTGGCAAATCAAACGCTGGAGTTATGGCGAAACAACTGCAGACAGAATTGCATCAGCAATGACTGCGGCCACAACCCTTGAGGGTCTTGATGCTTACGGAACCGTAGATTCGATTCAGACTTCTTGGGATGACCGTATCTGGTCTGGTGGTGACCTTCTTCTTGCTGGTGTTGATGGGGCAAAGATTGTCACTTTCACTGGTGGTAACTCAACTGCTTCAATCACTACGGCGGATGTTACTGCTGGCCCGGTAAGTATGCTCTCTATGGTTCGTCCTATTGTTGATAGTGGTTCTGCAAACGTATCTGTAGCGTCCAGAAATATCTTGTCTGCTACGCCAACATACGGTTCTGCTGTAGCCGTTAATTCTGATGGACGTTCCCCGCAAAGAAGCGTTGGCCGTTATCACCGCATCAGAGTGTCTCCAACTGGAGAATGGACTGCTGCTGTAGGAATTGAAGTAGACCTAGCCAATGCGGGTGTTCGATGATTTTTCGTACCCTACCTCCGTTTGGTGCTGACCAGCGTGGCGTTGCTGAAGTTGTCCGTGGAATAATGGACGGCAAGACCAACAATACTGGGCTTATCTCTTTAGCCACAGGCAATGCCACGACTACTGCTATCTATGATGAGCGTATCAGCCCTGATAGCAAAATCATCTTCGTGCCGTTCTCTGCTGCTGCATACGATGACACTGCTCCGTATGGCGCATTTCAAGATGATACTGACCAAACAGCCGGTGCTATAGACACTGCTTATGCTGTTGCATTTAGCACTACTGATTATGCCAATGGTGTGTACGTTTCAAATACGTCACGCATCAATGTAAGAAATGCCGGTGTTTACGATTGCCAGTTTTCTCTGCAATTCAAGAACACAACAAATGATTCGCAAAGCATTGATATCTGGTTCCGAAAGAATGGGACAGACATATCTAACTCAAATAGCAGATTTGGTATCCCGGCTAGAAAAAGCACTGGTGACCCTAGCCATTTGATTGCGGCAATGAATTTCTTTCTTGACCTGAATGCCAATGATTACATCCAACTCATGTGGCGTGTATCTGACATTGGCGTATCAATGGAACATTTTGCTGCCGTTGCTGCTTCTGCTGGAGTAACTCCTGCTATTCCAGCAACCCCATCTGCGATTACAACTATTACCTATATTGCACCCAATGCAACTACAAACGTCTATGTAAGTTCACAGACTCAAGGGCAAGCAACGATTACGCATTGGGCAAACAGCACCTCCGACAAGATTTATGGTTATGTCGTTGTCGGTTAAATATGTGAATGCAATGGAACTCAAGGCTATTTGGCCTTGGGTTAGAGAAAAGTTAAATTTAGTTCAAACAAAATCTCCAGAAGGATGGATTCCGGAGGAGGTTTACTGTAAGTGTTTTAATCAGGAAGCAATGCTTTGGGTTGGTTATCTATTTAACAAACCCGTATGTATGTTTATACTAGAGCCGTTGGGTGACACCGTAGGAATCTCCGTTGCATGGTCGGAGTCTGAGCCGGTAGCCGATGA